GGGCTGGGAGATGTATATAAGAGACAGCTGTTAGACCGCAGTGTGTTCTCCGTTGTCAACATGGCGAGCGGCGAAAACATCCAAATCACCTACACGATTACGTTCAACAGCGGCGGCTAATCATGGCGACCGTTTATGTTCCGCTGTACCCGGAAACTGCAAGTTTTCTGGCGGCGAACTTCCCGCAGTTTGCCAAAATCAACGGCACGAACATTCCTGTCGTCGGGCTGGCGTTTGACGCGGCGGCAAGCACGCCGGAGGCGGCCTTCTGGACGTTTCCGGCAATCAACTACGCCAGCGGCAACCTGACGGTACGTATCCTGTGGTATGCGGACACCGCAACGACCAACGATGTAGTGTGGGGCGCGGCTATCGCAGCCATTACCCCGAACACGGACACCCAGGACATAGAGACGGACGCCCTAGCGACCGAGAACACGGCAACGGATACCCATCTGGGCACAACCGGGCAGCGCCTGCATGAAGTCTCGGTCACGGTATCCAACCTCGATAGCATCGCGGCAAACGATTATGTTGTCCTGCGCCTGCGCCGTCTGTCGAATGACGCTGGGGACAACATGGCGGGAGACGCAATCGTTGTGATGGTCGTCGTCTCCTACAGTGACGTGTGAGGTAGGCTATGGCCGTTCGGTTTGACGCCGCTGCTGACCGCCTGGCGCGCACCGCAACGGTCATCAGCTACAACGCGAGTTATACGTACATGGGTTGGTTCATGGTTACGACCGACACCAACCTGTACGCGAATATCTTTGCGCTGAGCGATAACAGCACGGCCAATGCAGACTTCCTGACCACCGATATTGACGGCACTACGTTTGCCGTCGGGCGAACCAGCGGCGGCGGCTTTTCTCTCAACGCGGGTTCGGCGCTTTCGCTCAATACGTGGTATCACGGCGCGATGGTGCGCGATACCGGGGCGGGGCAGCTTCGTGCCTATCTGAACGGCGTGCTAAACGCCACGAACACCGCGAGCATTGCCGGGCGCGCGGCATCGACACGGATGGAAATCGGCGGCGCGACGACGGGCAACCTCTCGCGCTTTGATGGCCGTGTGATGCACGCCTTTGTCTATGACGCCGCGTTGACCGAGGCTGAAATCCTCGCACAGATGCACGCTATCCGCCCGCTGCGTACCAGCAACCTGTGGATGTGGACACCTCTCTGGCCGGGCGCGGGCAACCGGGTTACAGATTATTCCGGCAACGGTCGCGACTGGACAGAGGCGGGCACATTGACGGATGAAGACCCGCCGCCCGTAGGCTACGGCGCGAGACCGAGACTGTTCTTCCTGCCGACCGCCGCCACGCTGTATACCTTGTCGGTATCCGGCGCTGTTTCGTCCGCCGGGGCGCTGGTCAAGCAGCCCGCCAAAACCGCTGCAGGCGCAAACACCCCCAGCGGGACGTTGGTCAAGGCGAGTTCAAAACTGTCTACGGGCAGCGTCACCAGCGCGGGGGCTGTTACCCGGCGAATTGGCAAGGTGCTGACGGGCACAGCGACCAGCGCCGGGGCGGTAGTGAGGCAGGCGGGCAAGTCGTTTACAGGCGCAGCCACCAGCGCGGGCGCACTGACCCGGCAGGCGGGCAAGCTGTTGACCGGGGCGGCTAACCCTTCAGGCGTGTTGACCCGCCGCGCCGCCAAAGCGCTGACGGGCGGCGTCACGTCATCCGGCACAATCAGCAGCCTTCGTGCGTTTGTCCGTGAGTTTGCGGGAACCGTCACCAGTGCGGGCGCGGTCGTCAAGCGCCCCGGCAAGGTGTTAAGTGGCGCATTGTCTCCAGGCGGCGCGCTGGTCAAGTCGGCAGCCAAAGCGCTCGCGGGTAGTGTTGCCAGCAGCGGCACGCTGTCAATCCTACGCGCCTTCATCCGTGACTTTAGCGGGGCGGTTTCTAGCGCGGGCGCGCTGACCCGGCGCGCGGGTAAGACCCTCGTGGGAACTGTCGGCAGCACGGGGGCGTTGGTCAAATCATCCGCCAAAATACTGGCGGGCGGCGTCACCAGCAGCGGCACGGTGTCTACCTTGCGTGCGTTTGTCCGCGCGTTTTCCGGGTCATTGACCCCAAGCGGCGCGGTGCTGCGGTCTGCCAGCAAGACGCTGGCGGGTGTTGTATCCAGCGTAGGCGCGGTGGTCAAGGCCGCCCGCAAAACCCTAAGCGGCGTGTTGACGCCGGGGGCAAGCACAACGCCCGTCCTCCTGCCGTCAGAAGCCGAGATTATCACCGACGCCTTCGTTGCCGCGCGCCCCAACGAGGTGTTTATCGCCAGTCGTTCGCTTGACCTGTTCATTGCGGAGCGCCCCAACGAGGTGCTTGTCGGTGAGCGCCCCAACGAGGTGTTCGAGGCTACCCGCCGCAATGATGTGTACATAGGAGAGGACTAGACCATGCCAACGAATAACCGCCTGGTACATGTGAAGGCGGGTGAATCGCGCCTGATAGCCGTCAGCCCTGGCGTCAAGCCCAGCGGGGCGCTCGCCAGCGGGCAGACGATTGTCTCGGTCGTGTGGACTGCTGAATCGCCCGTGACGATGGTATCCGGCACGGATGAGATTGTGCAGACCACGCAGGCGGCGGACACAGCCCGCGCCCGGTTCTCATTTGCCAGCGCGGTCGATGGCGTGCGCTACACCATCACCGCCACGATGACGACCGCCAACCCGACCGAGGTCATTATCGAGGAGCGTATCGCGCAGGTCATCCCGCAAGCAACGTGAGCAGCGCAAATGCAGGCCGCCCGCTGCCTACAATCGATGATAGAGCGATTGCGCCCCAAGCGAACAGGCATGTTATGACGAAAGCGAAAGCAAAAGCACGGACTGGCGCGGTGAAAAAAACAGCAGCAGCGCCTAAGCGTAGGGTCGAAACGGACAACGTTATTGACCCTAATACTATTTCGCCGCAAATGCTGCGCTTTGTGGACGCCTACATTGTCTGCATGAACGGCACGGAAGCCGCGCGGCAGGCCAAATACGGCGGTGACGACGCGACGCTGGCGGTTACAGCCAGCAGGCTGCTAAGAAACCATAAGGTTCTATCCGAGATTGACCGCCGTTTGAAGCAGTTCACCATGCCCGCCAACGAGGTGCTGATACACCTGACCGACATTGCGCGGGGCGACATCGGGGACATGCTGAGTGTTGCAGGCGGCATTGATGCAACAGAAGCGCGGCGGCGCGGCAAATCACACCTGATTAAGCGCCTGAAGGTCAAGACAGTGACGAGTGACGACCAGGAAATTATCGAAACTGAAATCGAGTTGTACGACCGACTGGACGCCCTGAAGACGCTCGCCAAATTCCATATGCTGCTGGTTGACCGCGTAAGACAAGAGGACTGGCGCACGGATGTTATTGCGCTGCTGCGTGATGGAAAGTTGACGCCCGAACAGGTAAAGCATGAACTCGGAACCGAACTTGCTCAAGAACTATTTGCCGCCGTCGGCTTACCAGTCACTTCTGCGTGAGAAGGCCGAACGGCTAAAGCATCGGGCGCTGCGCCCCTCTGTTCTGTTGACGTTGCCCGAACTCCACCCGGCGCAGCAGGCGATTGTCGAGCATCCTGCCTTGCGGAAGGTCATCTGCGCGGGGCGGCGTTTTGGCAAGACGACTCTGGCCGCGCGGGTGGCGGTTGAATACCTGCTGAAAGGCAAGTCGGTACTGCTCAGCAGCACGTCGCAAGACCAGGCCGATGTGTTCTGGCGACTGGTGCGCGAATGGACGGTGCCACTGCTAAACACAGGTGGCTACAAAAACGACAGCAAGCGCATGTTCACCTACGCGGGCGGTAGTATCCGCGTCAAGACCGGGCGGCATCCCGACGCCTTGCGCGGTGACGGCGTTGACCTGCTCGTCCTGGATGAGTGCGCGTACCTCGATGCCGATGCGTGGGGGCAGGTCGGCGCGCCGATGCTGGCAGACAACCCCGACGCGGTAGCGATGTTCATCAGCACGCCCAAGCGCCGCAACTGGTTCTTTCGCCTGTACAGCAGTGCGCTGCAAGACGAGAGCGGTGTATGGCGCGCCTGGCACGCCACGACGAAGGACAACCCGCACATTACCGGGCAGGCCTACGCGCAGCTTGTGGCGGATATGACCGAAGATGATTTCAAGCAGGAAATTCTTGCAGAGTTTCTTGAGGGGCAAGGCGCGGTGTTTCGCTACATCGATGAGCGCTGCACCGCCCGGCGCGCTGAACCCTATCCGGGGCGCTTTGTGGCGGGGCTGGATTGGGCGCAGCAGAAAGACTACACCGTCATGGTGGTGATAGACGCTGATACGCGCACGGTGGTCGATTACGACCGTTTCAACGGCGTGGATTGGGCATTGCAGCGCGGGAGAGTCAAGGCGCTGGCGGAGCGCTGGGGTGTGAGCCTGATTATCGGTGAAAGTAACAGCATTGGCAGTCCAAATATTGAAGCACTTCAGCTCGATGGTCTGCCAATTGTGCCTTTTGAGACGACAGGCACGAGCAAGCCCGTCCTCATCGAAAGCCTTGTACTGGCGTTTGATAAAGCCGAAATCACCTGCCTGGACGACGCGCTGCTGAAAAGCGAACTCATGGCTTACGAGCGCACCGTCAGCAGCACCGGGCGCTCACAGTACAGCGCGCCAGAAGGCTTGCACGATGACATGGTTATGGCGCTGGCGCTGGCCTGGCGCGGCGTGGTCAACAGGCGCGGCGATGCGATTTCGATTGATTGGTGGTAGATATGACGTATAACGGCTGGATGGACAACCGCAGCATTGGACGTTTCGCCCGGCGTGATGACTCAAGCGCGGGGCAGTTTGTCATTGACGCGGGCGACCGCCGCCGGGGTGATGAACCGCTGCTGTATTACTTCGATGGCAAGTCCATCACGCCCGTCAACAAGCGTGGCAGCGGTGGCGACCTGGATTACTACACCGGGTTGGGCACGGGCGCGCCGCTGCGTTCGGGCAAGCTGCCCCACCACGATTGGGGTTACGCCTATGCCGCCGTGCAGAGCGAGTACGCCTTTCGCTGCGTCAACATCGTGGCGGAAGACGTGGCGGGTATCAGGCATGGCGTGCGGGATAAGCGCACCAAGCAGGACTTGCCCGACCACCCGCTGATGCAGGCCATCCGCTATGCCCGTGTCGAGTACAAACAGGACATCATCGCCCTGTGGCAAAAGTCCAAGCGCATCTATGGCGAGACGTACATCCTGCCTGTTCGTAATGACTTTGGTTTTGCCATCGGCGCGCGCTGGCTGAACCCGCTGGCGACCGAACCGATTACCATCAGCGGACAACTGGACTATTTCGAGTACAGCGCGGGCGGCAGCACGGTGCGCTACTGGCCGCATGAGATGGTGTACGACAAAAACGATAGCTGGCTGGACGACCTGCGCGGGCAATCGCTCATCGGTATTGCGCTGGACGCTATCAACATTGACCGCGAAATCAAGCGCTTCACGCTTGACCGCTTCCTGAAGGACATGAAGTGGGCAGGTATCATCACCGGGCGGCAGGGGTCAGACGTGCAAGCCCACGAGGGGCAAGCGCTGCTAAACATGCTGAAAGAACAGAAGGACTCGCGGCTCATCTTCCTGCCGCAAGCCGTCGAGTTCCAGCGCGTCCAGCAAGACCTGGATAACGCGCACTTGGGCGTGAGCGAGGACGTGCGGCGGCGCATCACGACTGCGCTGGGCATCCCGATGAGTACCGCCGGGGCGTGGGATGATGCCAAGTATCAGTCCGCCCCCGCGCAGATGGCGTTCTACTACGAACAAGTCATTTTCCGCGAATGCAACCGTCACGCGCTGTTTACCAATGACGTGTGGCTGCCGTTTTACGACCGCAGCGGCGCGGCGGAGTTCTACTACGATACCAGCGAGGTGCAAGCCAAGCTGGAAGACAGGAAGCTCAAGACCGAGATTGTCACGCAGCGCGTCCAGGGCGCGACGTTGACCATCAACGAGGCGCGTCAGCACTTGGGTGATAAACCGATTGACGGCGGCGACGTGCTGCTCATCCCGTCAGGTTATACCCTGATACCCGTTGACCGCATGGCGGAAATGACCGCCGCGCCCGTGACACCGCTCCTGCCCAGCGCCGCCCCAACCGCAATGGACGCCGTGACGCCGCCCGCCGAACCGACCGCGCAGCCCGGCGGCAAGTCTATTTGCGCGCTGCTGAGCATCGGCGCGGATACCGACCTCGTGGCGCTCCAACGGCAGCTACGCAGTCACTTCGCCGATTTGCAGGTGACATGGAATGAGCCGGACACGTTCCATGTTACGCTGGTACACGCGCCGTCCGTCACGGATGAGCAACTCGCGGCGCTGGTGACGGCGCTGGAAAATATCGAACTACCCGCCGCCCTGCCGCTGCGCGTGGGGTCACTCAACACGTTTGATGACCTAACGACCTGGGCGCTGCACTTCCGTATCCCGCGCAACGCCGCGCTAAATGACCTGCAATCCGAGGTGTACGACATCTTCGATGGCGCGGGGGTATCCGTTCGCAGCTTCCACCAACCGCTGAGCTACAAACCGCACATCACGATGGGTTACGCCGACAGCAAGCCCGCTTCACTCACGTTCCGCAACCGCTTGACCGTCCAGCCGCGCGAGTTGCAGTTGACCGTTGGTGATGAGCATGAGGTTGTCCTGCGCCGCGTGTTTGGCGATGAGCCGCCGCCGCCCGCGCCCGTCAAGAGTCATGACCACGACCATGACGTGCGGGCAATGCTGCACAACCCACCGCACGAGGACGCGCTGGCTGAGCTATCCGCCTGGAATGCGAAGGTCAAGTCACGCGGCAAGGCGGACACGGCGTTCAAGTGCTACTGGATTCGCCCGGAAATCGCGGCGGGTATCCAGGCGGCGCTGGCCGAGGCGGGCGACGACCGGGAGGCGGTCAAGGCAGTGTTTGCCACCGCGCGGCAGGTGCTGTCTATCAAAGCGGTACAGACCACGCGCATTGACTTTGAGGATGCTTTCGCAGACGTGATGCAAGCGGCGCTCAGCGGCGGCATGACCAAACGCCAGTGGAGCGCCAAAGTCCGCAACCTGATTAAGGTCTATGGCAACCGGGCATTCCGTGACGGGTTGGCTGAAGGTGGCATTGACGACGAACCGAGCGAGGAAGAACTCGACACCATTGCGCGGTTGCTGTCCGAACAGTCGTCTTACGTGAGCAGCCTCGCCAACACGCTGTTTGCGGATGAGGACACCGTGTCGCCCGCGCTGGCTGAACAAAAGCCCGCGCTGTGGTGGAACGGGTCTATCGTCAAGTTTTACAACGAGGGACGCCTGGCTGCCGACGCCAACGGCCTTTATGAGTGGGTACTGGGAGCCACCGAAGAACATTGCCGGGATTGTTCGCAGTTGGACGGCAAACGGCGGCGCTACAAGACATGGTATCGCCAGAACCTCATTGCAGGCAGCACCGGGCAAGATACCGACTGCGGCGGCTGGCGCTGCGAGTGCAAGCTCGTCCGCGTGGCGGGCAAGGCGAGCATCATCACGTTGGATGAAACGCACTATAGCGTAGTTACTCCGTGATAATGGATATTATCACGACCAAAAACGGGGGTGAATCATGAGGTATTTAGGCCCGCTCACGATTATCCGACCGCTGGCATTGGCCGCCGCCGTCGCGCTCAATGAGTCCAGGCAGGGCGCGCGGTACGCCAGCCTGATTAACCGCCTCGTACTGCTGGAAGACCAGACCCGCGCGGCGCAAAAGATGCCCGCCGGGCTGGTGAGCATGGCGGATTTGGCAAAGCAGTGGCAGGAGCTTTACCTCGAAATCCAGAACGCGCTGAGCGCAAATGCGCCAGAACCGCTTGCTACCATGAATGCTGAGACAGAGGTGACGAGATGACCGAACCGCAAGACATGCTCATCACGGTAGGCGGCGCGATTAAGGCGATTGAAGGCTCGCCCAACCGCGTTGGCGGCTATCTGGTGTACTGGGGCAGCGAAGCCCAGGCGGATTTGCAGGGCGAATACTTCACCCCCGACACCGACCTGTGCCTTGACTGGCCTATGCCGCGCCCAGCGCTCTACCATCACGGACTGGACGCCACCCTGAAAACGGCGCTGATTGGTCAGATTGACACCCTCAAGGCCGACGAGGTCGGGCTGTGGGCTGAAGCGCAGTTAGACATGCGGAACCGCTACCTCGCGGCCATCCAGCAGTTAATTGACCGGGGCGTACTGCACTGGTCAAGCGGCAGCCTGCCGCACCTCGTGGAGCGGGTCAAGGGCTGGATTAGCAAGTGGCCGATTATCGAGGGCAGTCTCACGGCTACCCCTGCCGACTGGCGGCAAACGACCGCCATTACATCCCTGAAGTTTCTTCCTGCCGACGCGCTGCCGTTGGAACTGCCTGAAGAACCGCCCGTCGCATCACCCGATGTGCCAGCGGTTAAAGAGGCAGCCCCGCCGCCGCCCGTCGTCAGTTCCGAACCCGAACAACCGTCAAACGGAGTTATCAAGATGGATATTCGACAAATCGCGCTGAGCATCCTCAATCAGATGCTTCAGGCGCGCCCCGATGTGCAGATGACCGAGGACGAAAAGAACGCCCTCATCGAAGAAGTCGTGAGCGGCATGGGCATGGAAGCCGCCGACGCCGTCCCTGCTGACCAGATGGACGGCGCAGCGGGCAAGGCCGCCAACGTGGTCGCGACGCACCTGCTGGCGTTCATCCAGCGCCGCACCGACTACGCTGCTACCGCGCAGAAGGCCATCGCCAACGCCGCGCAGAACGCCATGCGGAATACCCCGCCGAGCCGTCACCCGGCGGCATTCACCGGGCAGGCGCAGCCGAGCGGCAACCCGCAGCCGCGCATTGAGCAAATCGTTCCGCTGAAATTTGCGAGATTGAGCGCGGAAGATATGAGCTACCTGGCCGCTGTTCGTCGTCAGATGAACGGCAAGCGGGGCGGCTATATTTTCGAAGACCGTGACGAGGAAAGCCGCTTCATGCGCGAGCTTGCTGATAAGGCGGGCAAGGCGTATGAACTTGGGCAGGTGTCGTTTGGCGATAACGACGAAACCACCAGCGCCATCAAGTCAATCAACTTCATGAAGGCCAACGAGCTAAACTACAGCACGCAGGCGGGCTTCGGAGACGAGTGGGTTCCGAACCTGTGGTCTTCGCAGATTTGGGAACAGGCGCGGCTGAACAATGTCGTGTTTCCCCTGTTCCAGTCCATCGAAATGCCATCGAATCCTTTTGAAGTACCAATTGAGGGGGCTGACCCTACCGTGTACTTCGTGGGTGAAACAATCAACGAAAACCAGTTGACTTTGGCCGACAGCAACAGCCCTATCCCCGACAGCAAAATCGGTTCGGGTAAGGCGCAGTTGAATGCCAAGAAGCTGGCGCTGCGCGTGGGCATCAGTGAGGAATTGGTTGAAGACTCAATCATCCCCATTGTCAGTCTTTACCGCAAGCAGGCGCAGCAGGCAATGGCTAACGCCATAGACTATGTGCTGCTGAACGGCGATACGGACGCGACCGCCAACACCAATATCAACCTGATTGATGGCACGCCCGCCGCTACCGCGCGCTACCTGGCTTTCAACGGCATTCGCAAACTGTCCATCATCACCAACACTGCCAACGCGATTGACGGCACTGGCCTTGCGCCGTCACTGTCTGGTATCCGCCGGGCGCGGTTTGCGATGGGCGGACAGTATTCGGTTGACCCGCAATACCTCGCGCTCATCACCGATGCGTCGGTGTACGCCAAACTGCTCGAAATGAAAGAGTTCATCACGATGGACAAGGCCGGGGCGCTGGCAACGGCCATGAAGGGGCAGCTAGGCGTCGTTGACGGAATGCCAGTCCTGGTTTCGGCTCAGCACTCGCTTGCCAACAGTGCCGGGAAAATTCCGGCGGCGGGCGGCACGCTGGGCACGCTGGAAATTGTGTACACGAAGGGCTGGTACGTTGGTTTCCGTCGCAACGTCAAGGTCAACGTGGATTACATCGCGGCCTATGACGCTCATCAGTTGACCGCGACCGTCCGGTTGGCTTTCGTCAACTTCGATACCGACGTGGCGTCCAGCCTCTACAACCTGGCGGTGTAACGATGCTTCAGGAACGCATTGCAATCACCGACAATGTCGTGGCGCTGCCTTTCGCGCAGGTTGACGTGCCCGATGCCGCTTACGTGTATGACACACTGTCGGGCGCATCGGGGAGTTATGTCATGCCCTGGGCGGGGTTTGTGGTGGGCTTCTCAGTCCGCCACAGCGCCGACCTGACGGGCGGCACCATCACCCACCGCATTCTGGTCAACGGCACCGCTAACACCAGCTACACCGCCACGACCGACGATACCAACCAGCAGGCTACGCGCAAGCTGCCGCCTGGAGCGGTTCCGTTTGCGGCGGGCGACCGCCTGGGCATGGACGCCACCAAGTCCGGCACGGTTGCCCCAACGACGACCGATGTGGACGCGGTGCTGTTCGTCGTGCTGACGGATATGGAGTTCTAGGCCATGTGCGACCAGTGGCGCGAGTATCAGGTAGCCGTCACCACAACGGGCAGCGCGGGGAGCGCGACCGGAACGGCGGACAGCAATCCTATCACGGGGGAGCTGCTTGCCGTGTTCGTTGACTACAACGCCAGCGCGCCCGCTACAACCACCGTTGACCTCGATGAGGTCGGCGGTGCTGGGCGCAAACTGCTCGACAAGGCCGCCAACGCAACCGATGTGACACACTACCCCCGCGTGCTGATGCAAGACAACACGGGCGCTAACCTGACGGGGGTTTACGAGCGTTTCACGCTGGCAGGGCGCAAGGTGCGCGTGACGGTTGCGCTCAGCAATGCGCTCGCCCCCGCCGTAACCGTCACGCTGCTGGTCAGGGAGTAACACCATGAAACTAAGGCTGAAGTCGTTCTACCAAAACGTCAATGGCGTCCAGATTGCGCCGGGCGAGTACGAAAGCAGCGACCCGGCACTGCGCGGTCTGGCGAGCTACCTTGTGCAGACCGGGCACGCCGTTGTCACGCAAGCCGACACCAAACCCGAAGACGCCCCGCCCGAATCAGAGAATGACGCGCTGTTCGAGGACATGACCGTCGCGCAGTTGAAGGCACTGGCGGATGAGCATCATGTCGAACTGGACGGCGCGCGGGCGAAAGCGGACATTATCGCCAAACTGGTCGCGGCGGGTATCAACCCGTTCGAGGCGGAAAGTGATGAGGTGTAAGCGTGAAACAGATGCTGTCTCTTGTAACGTTCGTGCTGCTTGCCGCCGTGCTGATGCTGGCGACGAGCGGCGCGCCGATTGACGCCCGACGGCACACGCCGACGCCCGCACGGTACTGCTGCCCCGTTGGCAGCCACTGCGCGCACCTCTACCCGCCGCTGCCGCCGTGCGCGCCTACACCGACGCCCGCGCCGATTTGCCGACAGGGGGTTTGCTGGCGATGAGCGACATCACCATCACCATGACGCTGGAACGGCGCAACGCCATGACGCTGCGCGACCCGGCGACCGGGAATGAGTATTACTTTGACCCGGACGTATCGAAGTCTATCACGCTGCCCGCCACGTTTGCGGAGCAGTTGATTGCGACCAGCAGCGGCGCTTGGGTGCGGGCTGAACCAACCCCGCCCGCCCGCAAGCGCAGCAGCAGCAGCAGTGAGGAGTAGTCGGCATGGCGCGCAGCAATACAAAACACTACGGCCTGCTGGCGCGCTGGGCAGACGTGATGCATGAGGACATCTGGCGCTTTAACCAGATAACAGGGCAAGGCGTCACCAAAGTGGCGGGCTGTTCCAGCAAGGCGTACCTGCAATACGAGCGCGACATGATTGCGCGCGAGTTACACGGGGCGTTCACACTGTCGAGGGAATACCTGGGGTTTCCGCCCGCGCCGCAGTACATCGTGGATGAGATTATCCCAATGAAGTGCGATTTTCACTGGAAGAGTCAGACCTACGAACTGAAGTACGGCGAAACGCGGGCGTTCGGCAAGCGCGCGACGGCGCTCATCCAGGCCAATGTGAGCGTGGCTTACTCTGACACGGATGACGACCAGGTTGACGACCTCGCGACCATCACGGTCACGACCAGTCACCCCGCCGACGAAATCCAGGTGTTCTTTCGCGTCACTGATGGGGCAAGCAGCGCCGCGCATGAAAGCTGGCGCATTGAGCCGCTAGTCGTCACGAAGAATGGCACAACCGCCACCATCACGGGGCATCGGGCGAACTTCGTGTCCCCGGCGCTGTGGAGCGATGAATACAGCGACGACCACATGACCGCCAACGCGGGCGACGTGGAAAGTCACGAGCATTTCGTCACGGCGGTCGATGTGTACCGCGTGTACACCGACGCGACCAGCGCGGTTACGCTGCTGCTGTCACCTGATGAGGCGGACAGCTACGAGGTGGCTGCAACGGCCTACAGCACGGACGCGCACATGGGTTACTTCAGGCTGTACACCGCAGATACCCAAACCGCGCCCGCCGCCACGCCCCACGCCGTGCGCGTGAGCTACCTGGCCGGGCTGCCGCTCACAGACGGGTACATGGATAACGAGTTGGAGCCGCTCATCTGCCGCTACGCCAACACGCGCATGAATCAGGTGCCGCCCGTCTGTGATGTCGGGCAGCGCATGTACAACGAAGACCGCGCCGTGCCGGAATCCACCACGCAGTTCCAGACGTGGTATCCACCGCCGTTCGGCATCACCAACGCCGGGCAGCGCCTATGGTCAGTCATCCAGGCGCGCCGCAGCGTCCTCAAGGGGCGTCGGGAGTTGGCGCGATAATGACCAAACAAAGCATTGTGTCGTCACTGCGGCAATCGCTGCTTAGCACTAACCGGAAGCTGCGAAACGAGCTTGCGGCTGAGCTAGACACGTTAGGCCGTAAAGAAGTGCAGAAGCGTTACCGCGTTGTAGCCACTTGGAGTGAGAAAAGTCGCCCTAAGTTTGGCTACACCGTATCGGTGACTCCTGCGCAGGTAAGCCTTGAGGTCAAAACAAAGGGACGCAACCGCCGCATCTACAACTGGATTGACCAGGGCACGAAGGGGCCGTACACCATCCGCGCCAAAACGGAAGGCGGGCGGCTTGTCTTCCAGACCGGGTACAGCCCGCGCACCGCCCCGGTCGCTCAATACGATGTGGGCACAGGGCAGGCGGCGGGCGGCTGGGTCAGCCCGATGGAAGTGCAGCACCCTGGCATCGAGGCGCGGCAGTTTGAGAAAACATTTCGCAAGCAGTTCAAGCCCGCCCTCAAGCGGGCTATAGACAACGCGGTGCTGCGAGCGCTGCGAAGCAAGAGGTAACAGACTATGACTATTTCTCCTGTAATGCCGCCGACTGCAGTGGTCGAAATTCAGCGCGGCGGCGCGGGCGCGAACAAGTGGGAGGCGCTCGCCATCCTGACCAACCAGGCGCACATCCGCATGGGCGCGATTGATTCCGGCGAGGTCACACCAGCGCGGCAGTACGCGCGTGACATGCGGACGGGTCAGTTGAAAGTGGTGGCGTCGTGGCTCAGCGGTGAAGCGCCGACCTTCACCAGCGAAATTGAAACGAACGATGTCAACGTGCAGCGCTTCCTGGAGACCATGCAGGGCAAGAACAACATCCGTGTTCGCTACTACACGGGCGACTACGGCAACCCGGCCAACTGGGAGAAAATGCGCGTCCTGTCCAACGCCTGGAACCTGAAACCGTTCGGCGCGTTTAACACCGACATGGTCAATCACCTGCAGGGATTTGAAGGGTCGGACACGCCGCAGACGCGCACATTCCCGGTGGAGGCCGATGGTGCTATCGAGATTGACACGCTCACGCGCACGAACATCAGCGGCACGGTGTCGGGGTTGGCAATCAACCACATCATCAGCATCGGCTATCCGCGCTATCCGGGTCAGGTGGCGGGCGAGTACGAAGCCAACCCCGGCAACAAAGAATTCCTGGCGGTGACGAGCCGCGCCGGGGCGGGCGGCGTGCCACGCCTGCTCTACACGCTGGACGGCGGCCTGACTTGGACGACCATTCAGCTAACGGGCATGACCGATGGCGACGGCACAGGTGTAGCGCTGGCGGGTGATAACGTTGTCATCAGCATGAGCAACACGGGCGGCGGCCTCGTCTGGGCAAAGTGGAGCGAAATCAAGAAAGGTACACACACCTGGACGCGCTCTACCAACATCAGCTCAGGCACGGTCGTTAACCGCGTCATGGCAGTCAGCAATACCACGCTGTACGCCTGCGGCAACTCTGGCGCGGTGTACAAGTCGGTAGACGGCGGCATCACCTTCGCCAGCGCGGGCACGGCAGTAACCGCCAACAACCTGACCCGCATGGCCGTCGCCAGTGAAAACCTCATCTGGTTTGGCGGCGCGTCCGGTACGCTCGTGCGTCTGCTCAATGGCGCGATGAGCGTGGTCACGGTGACGGGTCTCAGCACGACCGCGATTAACTCGCTGGCGGTTCCGTACATGTCACCGACGCGCCTCTCGCAGGTGTTCGTCGGCGCTGCGAACGGCAACGTGTACCGCACGTTTGACGGTGACGCGACCACGCCAACCTGGACAACCGCCTACGCCAGCGGGTTCAGCGCCATTGACGGGCTGGACTTCGCGGGGCCGAACGGCGATGTGCTGTTCATCGTGCAGACCAACGCCAGCACGCAGTCGCGCGTGGTCGTGGACTACAGCGGCGGGTACTTCGGCCAGGACATCCGCGCCTATGGCAGCTTCACCGACCCCGGCAACCCGACGATTGACCACATCGCGGCAGCAGACCACAACACCGCGATTGCGGTGGGGCCAGTGCAGTCCAGCCAGGGCTATATCGAACGCATCGCCTCGTAAGGGGCGTAACCAGCAAGGCGGGGGCGCTGCTGCCCCTGCCCTAGCCAAAAGGCGACACCGATGCTGATTGATGTCACACTGACGAGCGGCGTAACCGTGCGCGTGCGGCGGTTATCGCCCATCCTGCTCCAGCAGATTGCCGAGCGCGCCAAAACACTGTATCCGCTGCCCGACCCGGCAGGCTACCGCGTGCCGCTAAAAAACGCGGCTGAGCCGGGGTTGTATGAGCCTGTCGAGATGAACCCGGATTATCGCGCCGCGCAGCGCGATGCCATTTTGCAGCAAAACGCCTGGTACTGGGATAAGGTGCTGCGCTGCGATGTGGTGGACAGCGTGGCGGGCGAAAGTCGCGAGGAAACGCTGGCACGGCTGGGCGGGCGACTGGACATCTACCGCGCCGCGCTGGGGGAGTTGGATGCCAAAGACGACTGGCAGGCGCTGGTGTTGTACGAACTCATTCAATCTGCCGACGACCGCGCCCTGATTGTCAAAGCTGCACAAAACACACTGACACAGGGGGACGTGGATGCGGCGGCGGAGTCCTTTCGTCGCTACCTACAACGGGCGTCCGGTACTCGACATCGTGAAGAACAAGGCGCACCCGGCGTTTCAGACGCGGGCGGGTCAGACGCGGGCGACCATCGCGTATAGCATTCACCTGGACATGACCGACGCGGCGGCGCGCTACGGCGGGGAGTTCTTCTACAGCGCCGACCGGGAAATGCAGGCGTTTCTCATCGCTGGGTTGCAAATCCGCAGGGCGATTGACGTGATGACTGAATATGACAAAAGGCCGAAGTCGTACAGGTAAATCGTGGCAAACGAAACCGAACTCTACAGCGCTATAGTGGACTTTGAAACGCGCGGGGTCAACAGCGCCCTGGATGATGCCGCGCGCGTTGAAAAGGCTATCTCAGGCATTGACGGCTCGGTCAATGTTGACGTGGCGGTTGACGACGCCAAACTCAACACCGCCAAAGACACCATTGATGACATTGACGCCGCCGCGCCATCCGTCAACATTGAGTCGGACAACACCGAGCTTGAGGAAGCGGAGGGCATCGTTGGGCGCATTGCCGATGGCCTGAAGGGGCTTGCCATCGGCGGGGCAGTCGGCGGCATTGCAGGCGGCGCGGTCGGCGTCCTGGCCGGGGCGTCCGGCGTGGGCGCGCTGCTGGAAATGGATGAGGCGCTCGCCACCATCGAGGGGCGCACCGGGCGCATGATACCGGGCGCTGAGCAGCTTATCAATGACCTGTACACCGATGGCTGGGGAGAAAGTCGCCAGCAAATCGCAGACACAATTGTCGAGGCGACCAATCTGGGCATTGCTCAGGATGATTTGGCGGAGGCTACCCGCTCGGCGTTTGAAGTGACGACGGTCACGGGCGGCGAAACCAGCGAAACGCTGCGCGCGATGGACTCGTTGGTCAAGAACGGCCTTGCGCCGAACTTCGAGTCTGCTGCCGACATCATCGTGACGGGCTTCCAGAACGGCGGTGACCGGGGGCAGGACTTCCTCGATACACTCAACGAGTATAGCAGCACCTTCAGCGAAATTGGCTTGACGGGCGAGGAAGCGCTGGCGGTCATCGTGTCCGGCACGGCGTCGGGCATTGATAACAGCGACCGTCTGGCCGATGGACTGCGCGTGATGCGTGAGAACCTCGCGCTGGTCGGCAGTGACCCGGATGTAACCGCCGCGTTTACCAATCTGGACAGCCTGAGCGATGTTGACCTGTCTGGGCTGCTGGATGGCTACCGGGCGGGCACGGTCACGGCGGGCGATTTCTACAACGGCTTTTTCACCGCGCTGGGCGACGCCAACGCGGTAGACCCCGCCGCCGCGCAAGCCGCAGCTGACAAAATCATTGGCACACAGGCGACGGACTTTGGCGTTGACGCCTTTACAGGCATCACGACTTCAGGCGCGGCGCTGTTCGGCCCCATCGAGGGCGCGGCGGCGGAAAGCGCGGCGGTCATTAACAACACGCTCGCGCAGGAAATTGACACGTTCATCCGCAACGTGAATCAGTCGATTGTCGATTTGCTGTCCAGTGACGAGATTGACCTGGATGGCAAGATTGAAGCGCTGAAAACCGGGCTGGATGATGCGCTTGAGGTGCTGAAGGGCGGCGGGTCAATCGAGGACGCGATTACAGTTGGGCTGAAACCGCTGGGATTCGATGACGAGTTTCAGAAACTCGAAAGCATCTTCGGCAACCTCATCATTGGCTTTTTGGATGTCGTCGCCAGCGTACAAGACATCCTCGGCAAGGACAGCAGCGGCACGCGCGCGGAAGTCTCGCGGCTTGCTGAGCAGCAGCTGCAATTTGACCTGCAACTGACCAACCCGGAAGCTGTCTCTTATAC